TCTCCAAAGACGACTGTATCAAAGCATACAACTATTTACAAACCCTAAAAGCAAAATAATATGAAGTTTATTATCATACCAATAGAAGTATATGATTCCGTATCTGAAGAAAAGAGACGTGAATTAGGAATAGGCAGCCCAAGAGCGAGCGTAGACGGTTCTAAGGTTATTTTACACGTAGAACATTATGACCATCTATTTAAGTCTTTAGACGCGCAGGCTGATGATGATCCTCAATATCCGTATCCGGTATATGACAGTCCTTCTTCTGAGTTTTAATCTGTTCTTTCATCTAAAGAATGGGTGTCCGATGTTAATAACGAGCGTCTTTGATCTTGTTATGGTTGAGACAATTGCTATATTTGTAAAAAGTTGAATAATTAAAGCGTGTGGTAGCGTTATCTACCATATAATCATCATGTTTCAGATAATAATCGGATGCGTTTTGGCTAATATCCTTACGATAGCAATCATCGGTTTAGCCCTGTATTTAGTGTATCTTGACATACTCCCATAGCTAAAGCAAATGGGATTCTTGGATACAAACGTATGAAACCCCGATATTACTATCGCTGGAATTACTCTTGCTCTCCAATTCGGAAATGCCCTTCCGAAGTATATTACGGGCTGCAAGAACATCACGGTCGTTGATCGCACCGCACGACGGGCATACCCACGTGCGGTCGCGTAACGACAGTCCTTTATTAATGCAGCCACATTCACAAGTTTTGGAAGAAGGATACCATTTGTCAATCTTGTGTACTATCACTCCATATTTTAAAGCAACATACGTAAGTTTATCAATAAAAGAAGAATGACTAAGATCAGAAACCTTCTTTCCCCACAAACGTTTCATTCCTTCAATGTTTAGATCTTCAATAAAAATATAATCATACTGTTTGCATAACTGATGAGCTAATCCCCATTGAAAATCCGATCGAAGATCGTTTATTTTACGATACGCTTGTTGTAGTTCAAACAGTCTCCTTCTCCTATTGTTGGATCCTTTCTTTGCATTAGAAATCCGTTTGTTTAGTTTTCTAATCTTGTTTTGATATCGTTTGAAGAATAATGGAGAATTAATTTTGCTACCATCACTTTTAGTTAAATAAGTTTTCAGCCCAAAATCCAATCCTATAGATGCACCATCATGTGTCTTTCTATAAGAGTTTGTTAGATTATGATCTGTAACTATAATCAAACTAAAACGTGAACAGGTTTCTCTAACTATTCTAATTTGTTTAACATTACCTTCGTAGAC